GGAAGAACACGTTAACACTCTGCCCCTGACATATAAACTCTTGTCTTTTGGCGGAGTGTTCGACAACCCACCCCTGATCGAGTTCAAATGCTGTCTTAAATGTAGCCTTCTCGTCGTCGGATAGGAACTCCAAGTGCTGTACAGAGCCTTCATTCTCAAGAATACTTTGCCATACCTTCTTAGTGTTTTGCTTCTTGTCATCTAAAAGTTTCTCCAAGTACGGATTGCGAACAGTATGACTACCGGCACGAGTACGATGGACATAGCAGTTGCTAATACGTGGTTCAATGCTAGCAGAGCACCCACATAGGATGCTAGAATTAGCGTTAGGAGCAATAGCCAACAGATGCATATTTCTAACACCAGTACCCACTCCATCAGGACATTCGCCACGCTCCACAGCGAGTTGGTATGTGGCTTCAAGAGACTGGGCTTTGATGTCTTTGAAGATTACATAGTTTTCACTCGCTGCTTGCCAGGATTCCCAAGCTATTCCTTTGGACTGGAGATACCCGTGGAATCCCATTGCTCCAAGACCGATTGAACGCTCTCGATATGCTGAGTAGACAGCTTTTCCCAATTCTTCTGGTGCGTTGTCAACAAAGTATTGAAGCACGTTGTCCAAGAATCGGATAAGGTCTCCAACCATTCCACTTGTTCTCCATTCATCATACTTTTCAAGGTTGACTGAGGAGAGACAGCAGACGGCTGTGCGCTCTTCATCTGTTGCGAGATGGATTTCATTGCAGAGGTTGCTACCATTAATTGTGAGTCCAAGCCTTTTCTGAGCTTCTGGTAAAGCTCTTCGGGCTGTGTCGATAAAGTTAATGTATGGGCTACCAGTTCTGAAGCGAGCCTCAAGGATTCGTTGCCATAGTTTACGAGCTTGGACTGTATCTCTGACAATTCCTGTATGCGGGTCTGTAAGATTATATTCTGATCCATTTATCACGGCCTCCATAAAGTCATCTGTGATGTTTACTGCGTTAAACAAGTTAAAGCACTTGCGATTGATGTCCCCACCAGTGGGAACTTTAAAATTAATAAATTCTTCAATGTCAGGGTGATTTACGTCGAGGTATGCTGCGTAGCTCCCCTTCCTTGTTTTTCCCTGTTTGTAGGCTGTCATCTGACTGTCTACTACTTTCATGAATGGTATCGGTCCTGGTGCTTTGTCGCTGATCCCTCTCACGTCTGACCAGTGCCCACCCACACCACCGCCCTTTACGGAAAGCCATGCTACTTCACCATTATGTTCAATAAGAGAATCAAGATTGTCACCCACGTAAGTAAGGAAACAACTAATAGGCAAGCCCCTATTGCCTCTGCCATGTTCAGGTGCGTTCGAGAGCACAGGTGACGCAAACATAAACCAACCTTTTGAAGCATAGTCGTAAATGCGTTGTGCAAGATCGAGGTCATCGCTACAATAGGCCACACTAGCACGAGCAAAAGCGTTTTGGGGTGATTCTTCATGGTCGAGCATATAGTAGTCACGCATGAGCGTAACCGCTTGGTCACTGAGGCGATTATCTCTTTCATAGTCTATCGTTATCCCTAGGTAATTGGTCATTCATGTCTCCACTTTTTCTTGTTCTCATTCTTGCAAAACCACAAGAGCGAACCTATTATTTTACCATATTTCTATGAGTTTGTCCAGGTAGTGTTTGGCTTTTTGTAAGTCTAACTTACCACCTTTCTCCTGAAACCTCGCCATGTACTTGATAACATTACCTAATATAAATCCTTTAAATTGTTCTTCGGACATCCATTCAACCATAGCATCCCAGGGTTGAATCTTTTTATTTGTGTAATGGTTACCACCAAGTTGGTATGAACGTGCTAAGTCATCATCCGTCATCAGTAGCGTCCTCCAAATCTTCTGCAAAATAGTCAAGTTTTTCTTCAACTTTATCCCTGAAACGATCTACAAGGTCTTCAGCCGTCAACTCAAGAACCTCCATAACACTAATCTCGTCCTGCTGCTTTAAACGATCACAGACTTCTTCTAATGTTAGCATTCTTTAGCTTCCTTAAGTAGTGTCGTAATTGTTTCGGTAGTAAAGTACCTAAAGTCATTTTTATTAGCCCAATCAGCCATTGTGAACTTTGTTCCATCTTTGCGTCTCCGTGCCCTAGGCATTGGGGTATCTGGGTTATAAAACACAAACACCAGTTCTTCATGGATTAAACTACGTCGTATGTCTATATACTTACGTGCTTCTTCGGAGTCCCTAAAGCGGCCCTTAGCTTCTATCAGGAAATCTCCAATCACAAAGTCAGGCTCGTACAGTTTTTCTTGTGTGTAGTGTACGATGCCTGTGTGGTACCTACATGGCTTGAGTACGCCTGTGTGCAAGTCATACTCAAACCAACTATCGTAGCCTTTAGGAGGTTTCCCCGAGCGTTTCTTTGTAGTCACGCATTACCTCCTGAATTGTTGGGACATACGTGTTAAACCACTCACCTTTGGAACCATGACAATGCTTGTGTTTCTTAAGCAACTTCTGTATTGCTTTTTCAGCAACGTGACGATTCTCAAAATATTCTGAATGACACAACACAAAATCACGATGTGGTGAAGATGTTTGATAGCTCTTAAGTCGATCATTGGCATCGACTGCTTTGCCCACTTTGTACCAGTTAGGCCACGCGGTGTTACGAACAATATACACATCACCTGATTTACTGCGCTTATCAATCTCGACATGAGACCACGCATCATCAAGGCTCTTGTACCGCCCAGGTTTATGCAAAGGATGATCTACTGATATGTACTTACCATCAATCCACATCCTGTTTGCTCGACGCTTTGCGTGAGCTTCTGGGTTATCTTTATAGTAGTAAGGCTTACCTGTCTTTGGGTTTATATCAGTCATGACACCTCCTTCAAGGTTAATTCAGGAACTTTAGGTTCGTTCTTAACTTCGGTTAAGAATCTTACGCCAGTTGAATATACAAAACCACGTAGCGATGGGTAGCAATGAAACTTGTATGAACAGTATGAGCAGCCTGTAGCAAGCTTCTTGTTTCCAGATTTACCATCATCTACTGGCTTGTGACATAGTGGTGGTGGTTCTGGTTTCTCTACCACTTCTTTAACATGGCGAACTCGTTCCGCAATGTCGTAGTTAATTGAAGAGTGAATAGGAGCCTGATCATCAGTCTCATCATACTCAAGGTAACACAAGTGTCCATTCTGTTTATCGATGGCAATCCATCCATACTTCGTATCACCCTCAGAGTGTGCGTAAGCCTTCAACTGGGCAACATAGCCAAATGGATCATCGTATGCTAATGAACCATCCTTGAACTTTTTAAAGCCATAGGTTGAAGTTGACTTAACGTCAACAAGACGACCATCAACACGAGCATCCATAGAGCCCTTGACACCTTCAACCATACACAGTTTTTGTTGATCTTCAACAGTGTGACCGGCCATACGAGTCAAGAACAACACAAGTTCCTCAATCATGTGACCATACATAAACTTAATGTAGTTGTGAGGTTTAAGCTTCTCCTTGCTGTATTTATTAGCAGAATACCATAACTCACGGTCGTTCTTGCCGATAGCTGACAGACGTAATTTACGTCCATCAGATCGTTCCTGGGGTAAGAACTCTTTCTTCATGAGGTCTTTCATAGCCTCACCAAAGCGTTCAATCTCTGCATTAACGTCCACATCTTTAGGAGTATTACGGTTCTCCATTAATGTATAGATATCGTCAATCAGAGTATTAATTGATTTATCCATCTTGTTCTTCCATTAAGCAATCGTTAAGGACCGAATGGCCTACCCAATTAGCTGCTGTATTAACCAGTGCCATTTGGTGCTTCAGTTGTCTTTCGCGTAAATTAACAAAATCCATGAGTTGTTGAACTTGCTCAGTACCGATTGTCAATTCTGCTAATCGTTCTTCAAAGTCTTCTACAGTGTAGATTGGTTTATTCTGTTGCATTTTCAGTTCCTCAGCCATTTCATTTAAATCCATGATATTATCCTATTAGTATAACACAAGATTTAGTTGTTATCAATGTGTTTCTGCCCAATTGTTACCAATTTTATATTCTCCATCAAGAGGACACTTGAGATCAAAAGCAATACCTGCTGCCTTGATAGATTCCACCATCAACCATCCAACTTTACTCGCCTGGTGATCAAGTGCTTCTATCTGGTACTCATCGTGAATTGACCCCAAGAGCTTGTACGTTAGCTTCCACTTAGGTGCATACTCTGTAAAGATCGCTAGTGCTTTCTTCATCACAACAGCACCTGCTGATTGCAGAAGTGTGTTTAAGGCAGAATGTTCACTTCTGATGTGAAGGCATCGTCCATCCAATCCTCTGAGGTGTCCTCTTTGGGAGGCGATTGAGACTCTTTCTCTAAGGTCTGCAAGTGCGGGAGTATTTTGGAGAAAGCTCTGTCTAAGTCTCGCTCCATCTCGCGGACTTCCATCCACAATAGAACCGATTTTGCTGTCTCCTGCTCCATATAGGAAAGCGTATATAAATGTTTTTGCCTGATTTCGTGTAGGCAATCCTGCATTTCTTTGGTTTGTTGTATGAATGTCTCCGTTAAGGATTTCATTAGTATACTCCTCGTCTCCCATATAATGTGCAAGCATACGCAGTTCTAAACCACTAGCGTCCACACCAACTAATTTACGACCTTTAGGTACAATCCAACAGGCGCGACAGTCAGCACCGTATGGCACCCCTACAGCAGGGACTTGAGCCATATTTGGTGAACTGTGTGTCATACGTCCTGTAACTGCCCCAATAGCGTTAACTTGTCCGTGAACTCGTCCATCATCTTCAACTGCATCAAGCCAGGATTGAACTTGAGCAATACGTTTCTGCACCATCAAGTATTCGGCAATCAACTGAGCCTCCGGTATATCCGTGACAGTCTCAAGCGTCTTCTCGTCAACAATAGCTTGTCCGTTGTCTGTGAACTTATCAGGTTTCCAACCAAATAATTTGAGATAACGACCTATCTGCTGCCGTGATGCAAGATTAAACTCCGGCCAATCAATGCGTGAAAATGGTCCGGCTACGTTTTGCCATTCATCTCCCAAGAACTTAAGGCCAACGGTTGAAAGATTGCCATCTTTTTTGAACTTGGGTACGATCTCTTTAACGAACGTAGGTAACGGCGTAAACGCTTGTTGCACTTGTTCTTTAACTTCATTTTGTTTCTCCTTCAGTTCAGCAATTAAGTCGAACGCTTTTCTTTGATCAAGGAGCCATCCGTTAGTGATTTGCTTATTGATTGCACACTGTACTCTGTGCTCAAGATCAATACTCGTATCTCCAAACGGCTCAAGGGCTTTCTCAAGAAAGGCAAGAGTCTGCTCAGTAACTCTAACGTCTTGCTTGCAATATTCAAGCATCTCAGGCGTAAGCGCAGTCCAGTCATTGTAATCTCCTTTGGGAAACTTTAGTCTTTGTCCCCAAGCATCAAGTGAATGACCACCGTCAAGTTGTGGGTTGTAAAGCCTTGAGAGTACCAAAGTATCTGTAACATCCCCTGTTACATTGACACCTAGTAAACGCTCGATAGCAGGGATATCATAGTTAATAATGTTGTGCCCAACGTGTTCTGTTACGTCAGAAAACAACTCTTCAACCATTTCTTTAGTTGGCATCTCCAATGTGTACATCTCGCCATCTTTGATTGCACAAAGACACCAAATGACTGTTGGCTTAAGGCCATCTGTTTCAATATCCCAAATACAACGCATTAAAAATCCTCGATGGTGTTTGCTTCATGTACGTCCGGAGCTTCTCCTCGCTCAAGACGACCTGTTCTACTATTATAATACAACCATCCGGCAGGTCCAGTCAAGCCAGTCCTACGACACTTGACAACCTGGATCATTGTTGAGTTCCGTGCATAGTCGTCTTCAGCCATTTTGTCACGACTCAAAAGAATCGTATTAAATGCAATCTGATTGATTGAGCCTGAGCCCTTCAGATCGTATTCGTTGACGTTGTGTGGATTCGTCAGACTAG